GGCCAGTTCCGAGTGGCATATTCAGCACAACCTGAACAAACACCCGTCCGTGACCGTTGTCGATAGTGCAGGGAATCAAGTTTTCTGCGGTGTCGAATACAACGATACAAACAATCTGACCCTTTCTATGAACGGAGCATTCAAAGGGTTCGCATATCTAAATTGAAAGGAGCAAAAAAATGGCAAAAATACCATTGGCATTGGGTGACCTAAACCTGAACAAGAACGAATTGCAGAACGCAGTCGTTCAGAATTTGGCGTCTGCACCTGCGAACCCAAAAGCAGGGCAGATTTGGTTCAACACGACAGACGGATATTTGTATATCTATGACGGCAGCGTATCGAAAATCGTCGGTGCACCATACGTCTTGCCAGCAGCGACCACATCAACATTGGGCGGCGTTATCGTCGGAACAAATATCAGCGTCGCAGCAGACGGGACAATCAGCGTGGCGTCGGCCAGCACATCAGCAAAGGGCTTGATTGAAATCGCAACCGACACAGAGGCCAGCACCGGCACAGCGACAGATTTGGCCGTGACCCCGAAACAGTTGGCGACCAAACAAGATGTGATTTCCGATTTGGCGACAATCCGCAGCGGAGCGGCAGCAGGTGCGACAGCGGTTCAACCGAACAGCGTGACGGCCGGCACATACACCAAAGTGACGGTGGACGCAAGCGGCTTGATTTCGGGCGTATCGAATTTGGCGGCCGGCGATATACCGGACATCTCGGCGACCTATGTTGCCGTGACCCGAATCGGTGCGGCGAACGGGGTTGCTGGATTGGATAGCAACGGAAAAGTGCCGTCTGCTCAATTACCGTCTTTTGTCGATGATGTTATCGACACATATACGGTCAGCGGAGCAACGCCATTGTCTGCCGGTTGGTTGTCTTTGACAGCAGGCGGAGCGGCATTGACACCAGAAACGGGCGTCATATATGTTGTCGTCGAATCAGGTTCCGCATACGAAAACAAGACATATCGTTGGAGCGGTTCAACCTATGTTGAAATATCGGCCAGCCCAGCACAGGCGACAGAATCGACAGCCGGTATCGCAGCGATAGCAACACAGGCGGAATGCACAACCGGAACGAACGATACGAAATTCGTCACACCGTTGAAAATGGCGACATACACATCAGGAATGGCGAAGAAATACACAGCGACCAATCCTGCATTGACAGCGAGCGGCGGTGTATGCACTTGGTCTTTGACAAGCATACCGACGGATTCGATTATATCGGTGTATGAGGTATCCAGCGGCGAAGAGGTATTCGTTGAAATTATCCACGGCAGCAATTCGGCGACAATCAAAATGAACAGTTCGTCAAACATCGCAGCCGGAACATACAAGGCAATCATAATCGGATAAATCATAACAAGGACGGAGGACAACAATGGCAAGTCAATTTCTGAACGTCGATATTGACAACACTTTGGGCGGCAGTTCGGCCTCGGACAAGAAAGTTCCGAGCCAGAAAGCCGTCAAGGATTATGTGGACGCACATTCTACCGGTTCGCCGTCCTTTGCGAGTATCACGGGCCAGCCGACAGATAACACGAATTTGGCGTCGGCCCTGAACGCCAAAGAGGACACGACCAACAAGACGCAAACGATAGACGGGAACAGCACGACGACGCAATATCCGTCAGCGAAAGCGGTCTGGGATTTGATACAGGATTTCAAGTATATGGGATAGTGGAGGGTTCGATATGAAGAGGATATTCTGCGACAGTTCGTTTGACGAAAAACGACAGGTCTGCGGAATCGGAATCTACATCGAGAACGGACAACACCGCCACACAATCAGCCACAGCATACCGGCGACGGATAACAACATCGGCGAGATATGGGCCGTCTATATTGCGGCCATATTATCGTTTGGGGCCGGATATACGATATACACGGACAGCATTACAGCCCTTGCATACATCAACAATCAGCAGAACGAAACCAAGGAACGGACGCCGACGCAGCAGCGGCTCCACAATATCCTCAAAACATACGGACACAAGATACGGGTCCTGCGACCGACGGTCCAATGGACCAAAGGCCACCAGAACAAATTTCAGGAAATCGCATTGGGAAACGGAATGGCGGATTTGCTTGCGAAATACGGACGGGCGAGGTATTATACAAATCAGAACATCAAGGACAAGCAGCGATGAAATACGAAGAAGACAAGGTGCAGCAGGCGATATGCGAATACTTGGATATGAAGAAATACCTCTATACATTCACGGGGGGCGGCCTGATACATTCGGCACGGACACAGCGGACAGCGAATCGGCTTGGATACCGGAAAGGCGTATCAGATTTGGTGGTATGGATACCGCAGGGGACGGTCTGTATCGAGGTCAAGAAACCGGCGACATATCGTTATTCGTCGAAACTGGGCCGGCTGGTTGTGGATAAACCGGCAGGGAAACAATCAGACGAGCAGAAAGCATTTCAGGCGGCGGTGGAACGAATCGGGGGGCATTACTACATCGAGGCCCGAACGGTTGAAGACGTGATTGAATTTTTCAAGAAAATCGGGATTTGACATCAAAAACAACGAAAGATTGTGAAATTTTCACATTTATTTGCAAAAAAACACCATTTCTGACGATTTTTTCGTCACAATCGAAAAATCTATCATTGAAAAAACAAACACGCACCACGGGGCGAAAAAAACGCACTTGACACACATCAGAAAATCGAATATAATATCCGGCGAGTTATTATCAAAATAACCGGCATGTATTTGCTTGATACCATGGGACACGCCCTCGATTGCCGTCGGGGGTGTTTTTTTATGCCAAAAATCCGGACGAGATTTGGGCCGGCGACGCACATTTTCCGGACGATAAAATCAAAACCGTGTAAAAATTATCACATAATCGAAAAAAAGATTGGACATTTCCAAAAAACGAATATATGATAAAAACAGCCGGCAACGGCAAGGAAGAAAAAAACCAACGGAAAGGAACCAACAATGTCAATTAAAAATTTCGCTCCAATGATGAGCCGAACAATCAAGGCATTACTGGCAATCAAGCCGGAAAATATCGTTCGGTATTTCGACATCATACTAACATATCCAGAACATAAAACTCCACCAGATTTGAAAGACGACCCGATACTATCGGCAATCATACAGGAACTGGACCGACAGTTCGAGAATTATACCACTTTCGAAAGACGGAAAGGAGGCGACGAATGAGCAAATACACAAAAAAAGAGTTCAGCCCACATTTATTTCACGACTGGACACATTTATTCCGGACCTGCACCACAGAGCAACGCAGCGAATTATTGTTGGCGATAACAGATTATCCCAACTATGAACCGGCAATCGAAATCCCAATTTGGACATTTATCAAATCACAACTGGCGAACCAGTATCAGACCTTGGAAAGCAAAAGCCAACAAATGCAAGCGAACGCATTAAAAAAACAAAAGGTGACCGAAGATAGCAAAAGCCACCCGAAGTCACCCGACGCTACCCAATGCTCACAAATAGAAACTGGAATACAAACTGGAACAAGAACAGAATCAGAAATAAAAATAAAAACTGGAACAGAACATACGGCAGCGGACATCATAAAGCAAGCAGCCAATGCGTTATCAGTAAATAAAGCAAATGATTCTGTTTTGGTTGATAGTTCGTTCAGTTTATTTGATTATCCGGTATTCAAACCGTATATCGAATCCGTGACGCCGGAAATAATCGAATCGGTTGAAAACTGGTTGCGGACAGCAAAGAACGGCCAGCACGTCACAATCGGATTCATTACACGCCAATTCACGAACTTTGCGAATCGGCAGAACAAACCAATCTTCAAGAAATAACAGGGAGGAAATAATGCAAACAGAAACGGGACAATACGCAAACGATGTTATTATCCAAATCTTGGAATCGTATATGGAGTTCGTCGATTTAATGATTATGCTCGTCAATCACGCACCGAAAATCGACAAGCACACAAAGCAGCACATCAACAACTTGCTCATACAACGCAAGAACGATTGGCAGCCGGTGCTGACATACGCAAAACAACAACAGAACAACGGAGGGAAAAAATGAAATACAATTTTGAAACAAAGTATATGACAGCCAGCACGGATTCAACAGCCGTCGCAAAACGCCTGATTTTGATAATCGAGGATATGGAAAAACTGGAAGAAGAAAAATATGCACACGACGAAAACGGAAACCGGATTCCACGAGCAAAATCAGAATTCGGAGCCGGCGACGCATATCGGGTGCCAAACATCAAAGGCGAACCCAATCCGGCGACCGGACCGTTCAAGGGGGCAATCGTTATGCCGGACCCACTCGACGAACCGAAGAAATACATCGAGCCATTGAAAAATCGGGTCAAGAAAGACACGCCGTCAATGAATATCACATCACGCCTGCACGAAGAACCGGCCGACATCGAAGACGATTTCGTGAATCATTGCGTAAAACAGCAAGCGGCGGAAATCACAAAGCCGGCCGAATCAAAACCGAAAGACATCGAAGACGAAGAAATCGAAATCGACACCGTGCCGGCAGACGACGAACCGCAGCCGGAAATCCCACACGGCCAGAAAATCAAATCCGAAGACATCGTGCCACAAGAGGGAACCGTCGAAGAGGCATATCTCGGCGAACATTTCGAGATACAACCAAAGGACCCAGACGAAAAACCTTTGACACCGGCCGAACAGGAATTATGGGACTACATACAGGCCAACCCGAATTATACAATGCAGGGAGCGTGCCGTGCGTTGAAAATCACGACGGCGAATTACTACTGGCGGAAAAGACAGTTGTTCCTCAAAGGAAAACCCGTCGGCGGTTCATTACCATTTGCAGCAAAGCCGAAAGATTAAACCAACACAGGAAAGGAGCATATTATGGCGAAAACAACATCTACACAGAAAAGATACGAAGAACTTATCCGATTGCTGGTCGCAGCGAAACACGCCGAAAGTCACATGGTATCGCTGACAATCAACGGCGATGTATTCGTTATCCAACATCTGCACAATTTATCAGCAAAGGCCAAGGACGGGAAATTGGTATTCGAGAATACAGATACCGGAACCGTCTATGAGGGAATACAGGTCCCGACAACCGAGGGAGCGACCAATGGCAAAAAGTAAAACAAACGGGCCGAAAACTTTACATTTGGTCCTCAAAAGTCAATGGTTCGATAAAATCGAATCCGGCGAAAAGACGACCGAATATCGCCAATGCAAAGCGTATTGGAACAAACGCCTCGCCGGACTGGATACATCAGACGGACAGGTGTATATGGCGTTCAAATCCGAATTTGGCCACCGGTTCAATTCGGTTGTATTTCACAAAGGATACACATCACAGATTATGGAATTTGCGATACGCAGTATCCACATCATAACAGGACAGCCGAACGACCTCGGCTTGTTCCAATGCTGGGCGATAGACCTCGGCCAACGCATACAATAAATCAAGGGCTACAAAATGGAACGAACAATCATTACAAAAGCGGAACGGCTGCGAAATATCGAACTTATCGAAAAGTGCAAGGCCGGATTGTATTTTATGCATATCAACCGCAACTATAAAACCGAAATGGGCGAATCGGCTGGATATGGATACGGGACGCTTGTTTTTAATGGCGTGGAGGTTGAATTAAACGGCAGCACCGGAAAGACCCTGACGCAATTAAACGAAGACAAGTGGAGTTTCGACATCGAAAACGACGGGAAACATATACCGTCGGCATTTATGCCGAAAAATCTATTCGAACACGCTCTTTTCAATCAATGGCAAGAGGGAAATCAATGCGACTGATATATCATAAACGAATCGGAAACATATCGGGCCGGAATCGGTCCGACGAATATACCGTGACGCTCGGCGGCAAAGAGTATTTCATAATCGCCACATCGGACGGTCTGATAATCATAAATCCGGACGGCGAACGACTATATTTGGAAAAATAAAAAAAAATTAAAAAAAGTGCTGGACAATTACCAGATAATATACTAAAATATATCTTGTTATGAGGCAATCATAACGATGAACGAATCGAAAACACGGAGGAAACAAATGAAATACAAAGATAAAAAATCAGGAATCGAAATCGAAAGATTCGAAATTATGGACGCCAAAAAAGCAATGGGCGTTTCCAGTATGGGCGTAAATAAACTGCTTGTTGGAATCGGCACCGACGGAATCATATATCCGCAATGTATCGGCGAAGACGAAATCGAAAAGCAATCGGCCCAAATCAAAAGCATAATCGAAAAGTATTTTGATATTATCGACTAAACCACGGGCGGAGCAATCCGCCCACAAACGAACAAACAGAAAGAAAGGAAATAAAATGATACACGAATTCTTGAAAGAAAACTTTGGCGACATTTTCGAGGGAATGACACCGAAACAAATTATCCAATCCATTTTCGGAACAATCGCAGCGATAGCAATTTTATGGGGTGCGTTGGCTATCGGCTCGGCATACGAGGACCACGTCCGCTGTATCAACGGGGCGGCCGAATACTGTATCGAATCAGATTTCAACAAATAACAAAGGAGCAAACAATGGCATTCAGAAACGCAAATCTCTCGGTTATATCATTCTGCGGCGGATTCACGCTTTGGCAATACAAGACGCAGGACCCAATCGAAGACATCGACGGCAAGAATTATTTTGGCCCGATTTGGACCTTGGCCGCCTGCGGCGATGTTATCTACATCACAGCACAGGGCCGCACATACCAACGCCAGATTATCGAAATCGACAAAGATAAAATAATCGTCGGCAAACTTGATTAAAAACAACAGAAAGGAAAATCCCATGGAAAACAAAAACACAATCGAATTCTTGAATAACGACGACGCATACTTTGCACACAAGGCATTATCAGCGTCACAAATCAAAACATACGCCACGGGCGGAGCATACGATTTCTGGAAGACATCGGTGTTCAATCCGGAACGAATCGAAACACCGGAAACGGACGCCCTTATTTTCGGCAAGTTGGCACATTGTATGCTATTCGAGCCGGAAGAGGTCGAAAAACGATTCTTGATTCTGGACTGGGGGACAAAGACCCGTGGCACCAAGAAACACGAAGAGGCCAAGGCGGCGAATCCGGACAAGATACTTGTATCGCCGGACGAATATCAGAAAGCCGGAAAGATGTTATCAGCACTTATGGACCACCGTTTGGCCCGTGAAATAATCAAGGACGCATATTGCGAGGTTCCGTTTGCTTGGACCGACGAACAGACCGGCCTCCCTTGCAAGGCGAAAATCGACGCATACAAGAACACACCATACGGCCTCGTTCTTATCGACTACAAAACATCGAGCGACATCGACGGCCTGCTGAAATGGTGCGAGAAATTACAATATCCATTACAGGACGCTTTCTACTGCGAGGCAGCAAAGGCCAGATACGGAAAAGAACCAATCGAATTTGTATTCATTATCCAATCAAACAAGGACGGCGAGGAAGATAAAATCTGCGTCGCCAATGTTGGGGTGGATTCCAGAGGATACGCAAAGGGCGTTCTGGAATACACAAAGGGCGAAATCGCAAAGAAACTGAAACAATGGCAGGATACCGGCGACAAATCAGTTTGGGCCGCATATCCGGAACGCCAAACAATGGAATATTCCAACTGGTATATGACACGGGGCTTGGGATTTTAATATCCCACCCTCAACCCAAAGGAAAGGAAATGAAAAAGACAATCGACGCAAGATTTATCAAAATCGCCGGAACGCACGCCGTATTCCAAATCGGGAACAGCATACACGTCCTGCCAATCCCACCGGATACGCAGGCGATTATCGACTGGAACAACCGCCAACCGGCGAACGATTTATAACGGAGGCCGATATGAAATGCGAAAACTGCGGAAAACATTTTGCGACCAAGGATTGCGTGCATATCCTCAAAGGGAAGAAATCCGTTCCAATCACATTTTGCTCATATACTTGCTACATCGCATTTTGGTCCGATTGCCCGAACTTTGACCCGTTCTTGCTGGACTACAAACCGAAATCGTGGAGCAATCAAACACAAACCAAGGAGGAAAGACAATGAAAGCCATGGGAACACATAACATCGTATTGAAATATCTTCAATCACATCGAGGCGGCTTGACCGTGAAAGATTGTATCGACAATCTCGGCACGACCGAACTGCGAAAGATTATCAGCGACCTCAAAGACGACGGCTGGCAATTTTCCGATGTATGGGAAACCGGAACGAACCGCTGGGGCGAACCGACCAGATACAAAAGATATTTCCTGCTGGGGAGGAAATCGAAATGAAAAGATACGATACATTTGGAATCGACATCAGGGTTCAGGTCCAAAGACCGAAATCCGGAAAAGCAGCAATACGAGTGACATACTATTCCGAACCGTTTGGGGGGTATAGAGGGGTGCCGGAGGCACACATCAACGACTTGGAACTGCCGGCCGAGATTGTAAAGGCGAAAATCACGGACGCCGGATTCACGAAAAACATCGCCGATTATTTCATAAAGGATTAAAAAATGGGAAAAGACATCGTCAAGATTATTGAAGAAAGTATCAAAGTGCAGCAGGCGTGGGAACGATTCGGAGGGTCTTTCACGAAAGGACTATCGCAAGCGTTATTACACGCCGACATACACAACGCCTGCAAGATAGCAAACCAATGGCCGGAAGAGTGGCAATCGGCCCTTGAACTATACGAGGGAAAAATCAAACCAACAGAAAAAACACCGGAGGCAGCAAATGAAGATTGAACAGATAAAATGCGAACCGAAAACATATCGCAGCGAGGACGGGAAAGATGTTGTTGTTCTGAACGCAGCTCTGACATTGGACGGTCTTGCAGTAAAAATCAACGAGATAATCCGGCACTTGAACGGGGTGGAGGCGAGCGTGGAGGCGTTATCGCACAGCATACCACCGAAAGCCCCGACCTGCCGGACACCGGAAGAAATGGGATACATCAAACTTGACGAGGACAGTTTGAGAAGATTCCACGAAAGCCCAGAGGGGCAAGAATTGGCTCGCAAGTATAATCAAATCGTCAGGGACAGGACCGAAACCAGCATATCGGAAATACTACAAAGGGAAAACAGATTTCAGGAAATGCGAATCCATTTCGGGAAAGCGATACAAATGCTGAAAGCAATCGCCAGCGGCGAGGCACCCGACGGACACCCAGATTGCCGGAAAGACCCTCGATTCACAACGGGCGGAATATCCGGCGTGCGTCTATTGGCACAAGTTGCCATGGACGAACTCGAAACAGCGTTGGCCGGAGCCGACGCATTACATCAACCACAAAACAAAGGAACAGAAAATGAAAACAATTAAAAACATATTTATGTATCTTGCGTTTCCGGTATTTTTAATCGGGGCGTATCTCATAGTTGAATTGGCGTGCTTTTTCGCTTTGGCGGTATTCATAATCCAGCACATCGTATTCATTATCGTATCGCCACGCAAGACGGCCCGTTTGTTCAAGTATTATTCAATCGCACAAAGTGCCGTCGCAGCCGCCGGATACTACATCGAAACCAAAAACAAACAAACCAAAAAACAAACAAAACATCACAAGAAAGGAGCAAAAAAATGAAAGCAATCGTCATTACTTTAATCATTTGCGGAACCATTTTATTGGGCCAGTATCTCGAACGCAGAGAAGAACGCCGCAATCAAGGGGGCAGATAATGATAAACGAGGCAGCATTTGATTTGGTCGTCAATAACATGCGAGAAACCGAAACCAACAACAAAAAAGTGTTCGCATACTGGCACAGGGACACCCTCCCAGCCGACGGATTCACGAAAAAACTTTTGGACGCTTGGGCAATCGGGGGACCGGACGACCAACAACGCCTCGCAATCGCATTTCCACAAATCGCCGGTGCCATACTGGAATATCAGACCCTCCCAGAAAAGAAACGGGAAAAATATATCCAGAAACTTATCGGCACCGATAACATCAACGGAGGGACACAATGATTCTTATCGACATCATACTTGGAACGGCCGATTGGATTCGGGTCAAATTAAACGGAACCAGAGGAACATTTTGGTGGCCGCAGCCGAACACCTTGAAGACCTGTATCAAGACAAGAATTATCGAACGAAAACTAAAAAAGATTTGACAATTATATCATAAATACATTATAATTGCCACATCAGGAACAAACAACAGAACAAAGGGAGGAAAGCGATGAACGACAAAAACTGGCTCGGGACCATTGCACAAATCAAACAATGGCGAATCCAGCACAAAATCTCACAAAAAGCATTCGCAACCCGTGCCGGATACAGCCGGAACACATACGCCAGTTGGGAACGCCGGAATACCGTCTTATGCGGAACCGACATCATAAAACTCAACCGGACGATATTCGCTTGGGGCGAGAACGATTATATCACAAATACAAACATACAAACACCGGCGGAGCCGGAACAAAAAACAAAAACGAAAAAATCCCTGCTATGGTATATCGGATACTATATCGGGAAATCTATCAGATTTGTTTTGAGGACGCTTTGTATCATAAAATAACAACAACACAAAAAGAGAGGACAATACAATGAAAAAAGAAAATCACGGAGCAATCGACAATCAACAGTTGATTTCATATATCCAGAGAATCGAAAAATTAAACGAAGACGCAGCAGCAATCGCAGCCGACATCAAAGAGGTATTCGACGAGGCCAAATCAGCCGGATACGACCCAAAGTATATTCGCCAAATGATTGCTTTGCGTAAATTGGACGCCGACGAACTTGACGAACAAGACGAATTGACCCGTATGTATCGTGACGCCGTCGGGATTTAATCAGAAACGAATCGGGTGGGTTCCTGCGAAATACCCGACATCGAATACGCAGGTTGGTCGTTTTCATATACCATTACCGGCCCACCCAACACAGAAGAGGAATCACAGAGATGAAACAGACGAAAATTGCACAAGCAGACAAAACGGAAATCCAAATCATACGGGAAACGCTTGGATACAGCCGGCCAATGTTCGCCGAAAAGATTATCCACAAGTCAAACGGAATGCTCCGGCTATACGAAAACCGCAAGGCAGAGGTGCCGGAAAGCGTCCTTGTTATCGCCCGTCTATGGCTTGATTTCTACAACAAACAAAACGGAATCACAGAATAACAATCGAGGCCGTGGGGTGAAACGGATTTATCATATCGGGTTCATATCCCGAAGATAGCAGGTTCAACTCCTGCCACGGCAACCAAGAAAAGAGAGGACACAAAATGAACTACACGATTCAAGAAATGGCCGCCGAAATGGAGGTCGCACATTGGAAACATTACATCAGGATTGGCGTCAAAGATTATTTCCGGACGATATGGCACGATTGGCTGATAAAGCGTATCAACCGATTCGAAGAGTGCCGTGTTATGGCCGCCTCATACAAGGGCGACGACCGGAAGAAAGTATATTGGATAGTGCGAGATTCCAAATGGAAGAAAGGCGGCATTTTGTATTATATCCGGAACGCCCAGTCGATATACGAACGCAAACGCATATCCTTGGATTTTGTGAAACAACGCAGAATGGGGATATAACACAATGGCAGCAACTATCAACTGGCACATCGAAAAGCGAGCCGTGGCGGAATTAAAACCGCACCCACAGAACGAACGCATTTTCACAGAGGCAGGCCTCCGGAATCTAAATCGGTCGATTTCCAGTATCGGTATGGCACAACCCGTCAATATCACACAGGACGGAATCATTTTATCGGGCCACGCCAGAATAATGACTTTGCAGCAAATGGGAATCACGGAGGTCGAGGTCTATGTCCCCGACAGAGAATTATCCGAAAAAGAGCAGCAGGAAATCCTCGTCCGTATGAACGCAAACAACGCAGGGATATTCGACGCCAAAAAATTGGAACAGTATTTCAGCAAGGAATTATTGGCCGATTGGGGTATGGATAATCTCGAACACATATTCGCACCGGAGGCCACGCCCGACGAAATCGACGAATTAAAATCACATTTCGCCCAGCCGGTGCAATCGTTATTGGATACCAAGGCCGGCGAGTGGCAGGAACGCAAACGCATTTGGAAAAAACTTATCCAAGAGAAAGGCGAATCACGGGAGGGGACATTATCCCTGCCGAAATTACAGAAAGGGGCCAACGGAAAGCAGGAACAGGCCAAAGGGACCGAATCCGGCAGCGTATCCATTTTGGACCCCGTGCTATGCGAGGTCGTCCTCGATTGGTTCGGACCAAAGACCGACGGAACGAAATACGCTTTCGACGCATTTGCCGGCGATACCGTTTTCGGATATGTATCGTCGTTCCTCGGATACAATTTCACCGGAATCGAATTGAGGCCCGAACAGGTTGAAATCAACAACGAACGCACAAAGGATTTCACGGCACATTACATCTGCGACGACGGACAGAACGTCGCCAACCACCTCGAACCGGAATCACAGGACATATTTTTCAGTTGTCCGCCCTACTTTAATTTGGAGGTGTATTCGGACGACCCGAAAGACGCCAGCAACCAATCATACGCCGGATTCATTGACATATTGGACAATGCGTTTTCGGGGGCCGTAAAGTGCCTGAAAAAAGACAGATTCGCCGTCGTGGTTATGAGCAATGTCAGGGACGACGACGGAGCGTATCACGATATATGCGGCGACATCACACGCATATTCGAGAAAGCCGGTTGCGTATTATGGAACGAAATCATATTATTGAACGTCGCCGGAACGGCACCAATGCGAGCGAGAAACGGTATGAAGAATCGGAAAGTTTGCCGTGTTCATCAAGAGGTGCTGGTCTATTACAAAGGCGATACAAACAACATCAAAGATTTGGGGGATTAAACCATGGCGGAAAAGATTATATGGCACGCAGAGAAGAGAAAATTGTCCGAACTGAAACCACACCCAGAAAACCCAAGGATATTCACGGACAAGGGTATGAAAGACCTCGCAAAGTCAATCCGGAACATCGGAATGGCCCAGCCGATAAATATCACGCCGGACAATATCATATTATCCGGACACGCACGCTGCGAAATACTGAAACAGAAAGGAATCGAAGAGGTTGAGGTCTATGTTCCGAACCGAGATTTGACGGCCGAGGAACAGCACGAGGTCCTGATTCGTATGAACGCAAATATCGCCGGCGACTGGGACTGGGACGGCCTCGCCAACGAATACAACACCAAGGACCTTGACGAGTGGGGATTGGATATACCCGATTTCAATCCGGAGGAAGACGAAGAATCAGAAGAGGAAGAGGAAACCCGACATCTGCAATCGCAATTCTTATGTCCGCCTTTCACGGTATTGGATACCCGACAGGATTATTGGAAAGACCGGAAGAAATACTGGACGGACCAACTGGACGCAGCGTTCGTGTCGAAATCATTTTGGGACCCCGTATTCGTTGAAATTATGCTGCGTTGGTTCGGCAGCACCAAGGAACAGCCGGCCACGCTATACCGTGCGGACGACATCATACAGGACATCGCCGAGAACATCGGCCTCGAAATATCAACGGACGAACCGGCGGATTTGGTATTGACGCTGTATCACGGACAATTCGACCCGAAATACACGGACAAGATATTCGACCACATCAAGGACGACAGATTCGCCGTGATAGTATTCGAGAAGAATCCGGCCGACGGGCCATACGAAGACACCGGCGGAAAGGTTGCAGCACACATCAGCGACCGGAATATCCACCTATACAACGAAATCATTTTATGGAGGGATACAAAGGACAGCGACATATTGCCACGCAATCGGAAAGTGCCAAGGGTGCATTTGGAGGTTCTTGTATTCTACAAGGGCGACATCAAGAACATACAAACAAACTTTGGGGAAATAAACTATGAAAGCACAGATATTTAATTTGCACGGCTGGACCAGCGAAACGAATCCGGAAACATTATATCAGCAATTCCGACCGTTGTTGCTCGAATCCGGATTCAAGATATTAAACGAAACGGAACATCATTTTCAACCGTTCGGATATACGGCCCTGTTCTTATTATCCGAATCGCATTTTGCGATACATACATTTCCGGAAGAGAACAAGACATACATCGAACTATCGTCCTGCGTGGAATCCCAGTATAAAGCGTTCGAATCCACATTATTGAAATCACATAAAAAATTACTGGACATTTATTCGTTCATAGTATAATATATTATCTTGTAAAGCGATAATGCTTGACACTTGAACGAACAGAAAACGGAGGAACAAATGACAGGTCAAGATTTTTATAATCAAATCGAAGACATCAGGATTCGAATGAACCGAGGCCTCATATCATACGACGAGGCCCGAAAAACCGCCCAACCTATAATCGACAAAATGAACGAAATCGGGAAAAAGATTGCCGCCAAATACGGCAAACGCCACACCAATTTCACATTTGCAAGTTTGATGAGATAATACGGAGGCCGATATGCAAACAGAATCACGGAAAGAGATGTTGAAAGAAATCGACGCAGCCAAAATCCAAATGGAAGAATCGGCAGCGAAAATCGAATTGGAAACACTTATGGCACACGCAATCGGGACCGAGAACTATTACAAGGACCCGTTGTTGCCTTTCCACTATACAGACGGCGTGAAGATATTTTGCGAACATTGCGGCAGTTATTGGATACTTATGCAATTCGCATTACTGGTCCGAAAGCAAACGGACTATTTTGCGTCGCTATCGGTTATCGTCAAAGATAGACGGGTGAAAATCAAACTACACAGCCAGAACGAAGACATCGAGAAGACAATATCCACCACGGCACCACGCCACGGCCGGACCGGAAAATACATACCGGACGGCGTTTGGTTGTTTTATCACGACAAGGACGCCAAGGTCTTGATGTATCATACGGAATACTAAACGGGAGGAAAACAATGATTTGGTTCTTACTGACAAGATATACGGCATACTTATGGGGCGTTCCGGAACTGACATCAGACGGAGCAATCGCAATGTGCGTTATATCGACAATCGAAACAATGGTCGAAATCGGTATTTTAATTGCGTGGCTATGCGAAAGACACGAAAGAAAAAACAAAGGAAAAAGCAATGAATAAAAACTATCAAATCCAAATCGGGACGCTGAAAGTATCAGCAATGTATCACGAACCAAAGGGCGACAGAAAGCGTGGCAATTATTCCGTCGCTATCACAAAATCCACCAAGGACCAAGACGGAAACTGGAAAGACCAGACGATATACTTATTTCCGGAAGAAACTTTCGTCGTGGCCGATATGCTGAAAAAAATCCAATCGTTATTCCTCAAAGCCACCGAATTTGAGATAAAGCCAAAAGAACAACCGCAAGGCGTGGAACTTGACGAAATCGACAAGGCCGCAGCCGACATCGGAATGACGAATCCGGACGATATTCCGTTCTAAACCAACGCAGCAAAGAAAGGAAAGAACAATATGAAGAAGACATCGGAATATGTATCATTGGGCCACCCCGACAAGATAGCAGATTATATCAGCGAATACATACTGGACCGCATTATCGAACAGGACCCGAAACCAAGATACGCCCTCGAAATCCAAATCAAAGACAACCACATCACATACGGCGGCGAACTGACCACGACAGCAAACATCAAAGATTTGCATAAATGGATACAGGACGCCGTTCGCCATATTGGATACACGCACGAATACGCAGCAGCGTGGCCGGACGGATACACCCTCGACGCCGACAATCTCGACATCAAGGGCCACATATCGAAACAAAGCCCCGACATCGCAGAGGGCGTCGATATGGACGGCTGGGGCGACCAAGGTGTATTCTTTGGATTCTACTGCGACGAAACATCACACGGCGACGGTATCGACCACGCATTGGCGAAACTATTGGGACAGACGCTATACTATACTGCCAAAGAACAACCGATAACGATATTCGGCCTCGACATCAAGACGCAGGTCACCGTGGAACAGGTCAAGAACGGCGTGCCTTATGTATCACAGGTCGTCGTCGCAATCCCAATCCGAGATTTCACATCACACGGCCGCCGATTTATCAAACGGTGCGTCAACGATTTTCTAAAAACGCAGCACGCACGCAAGACGAGCGACTATACCTGCATTGTGAACGGGACCGGCGAATACAAACGACATTCCAGTATGGGCGATTGCGGAACCACGGGCCGGAAACTTGTCGTCGATTTTTATGGCGGCCGCAGCAGAATTGGCGGAGGCAGCCCTTGGACCAAAGACGGCAGCAAGGCAGACCTGACCCTGAATCTATACGCACACGAACTGGCCGAACAATTTTATCACGAGAACAAAGACAACTGGGGCGAACACGAAATATGGTTCGTGGAATCCGAATTGTCTTGCTGTATCGGGAAATCAAACATCACGGGGACGCTGACGGCATACGACCACAAAGGGAAACCACTTATCGCCGTGGATATATCCGGCGACATCAAACCGTCCCACCTTATCCAGAAATACAAACTGAATACACCACGATTCGCCGATATGTGCGAATACGGATTATTCACAGAATAACGCCACGGGAGGGGCCACAAAATGAAAACATCGGATTTGTCACCAGAATTGTTGTTGGAATTACTTATCCGGAAAATCAAGGTCGAGTGTATGCAAAAAATGCCACGACTTGACGACGAACCGTTTTCAGAGTATATTCAACATATCAGGGCCGAGGTCGAATACACGCTCGACGAGAGAGTCAAAGCGGCCTGCGATAAAAAATTTGGAAAAGAGGAAGAACCATGGAAAAGATAATCATATACTTGGAGGCAATCAAGGGCCTCACAAAAGACCTGCATTATACAATGAACGGGACATCGTTTTATGGAAATCACTTGCTTATGGACCGCATACACGACCATTTGAGCGATTATCAGGACGAAATCAAAGAAAACTATTTTATGTATAACGAAAAGCAGGTGCCGACACATCGTGCGGTGGAATCCGGAGCAATCGAACTGTTGCCGGAAGACCTCGCACCGATAGCCGACAAGATAAAATTGCTGGCCGAACTTATCAAGACAGCGATATATCAAATCGAACAGACCAAAAAAGACGAAAAACTCGACGCAGGGGACGACGATTTATTGGGCCGCATATCAACGACCTTGAAAAACGATTCCGCATTACTGGGCCGAGTGATTATCGAATAACACTATCGGAGGACAATATGGCAAAGGGAAATCCAAATCCGGACGGACACGCAAGATTCAACAACGACACCCCGACCGCATTTCAGAATCTATCCGAAGAGCGTATGAAAGAGGTCGCAGCAATGGGGGGCCGAGCGTCCGGCGAAACAAAAAAACGCAAACGGACAATCCGTGAATGCCTGAAAATGCTCGGGCAGATGAAATGCACCCCGAAAGAAATGGAAATCATAAAAAAAGCGTTTCCGGACATCGCCGACGAAGAACTGACGAAGAACTGCCTCGTATCGGCGGCGATGTATCAGAAAGCAGCACAGGGCGACACGCAGGCATTCGGAAAGATAACAGAAACCACAGGCGAAAAGACGCTGACCGTGGCCGGCGACCCAGATAATCCGGTCGCACAAACCGTCTTATCCATTGACAAAATCAAAGATATGCGGAAGAAAATCGAAGACGCCTGATTATCTCGGGAGGGCAAATGAACGAGATTATCGAAGAACTCTTGGAGGACCCAGAATCAGGCCGAGCCGCCTTGGTGTCCGATTTCAAGTTGTTCATAAAAGTATTTCATTGGTATTTGCGTCGGGAAAGATTTATATTCTACCCGTTCCACCTGTTGCTGATTAAAAAACTGGAAGACATCGTTTTCGGCGAAAATCAGAAACAGAACCTCGCAATCAGCATTTCACCACGAACCGGAAAATCGGCAATCGTGAAATACTTTATTGCGTGGTCGTTCGCCGTCAATCGAAATTGCCAGAACATATACACATCATATTCCGATAAACTTATCCAGAAATTTTCGGGCGAAATCCGTGATTTAATCAACAGCGACCTATACAGAACGCTATTCGAAATCCAATTATCCAAGGACACGCAATCGAAATCATTATGGAACATCGAGGGCGGCGGCGGACTTATCGCCTCGCCAATGGGAGGAACAATCACGGGATTCGGGGCCGGAGGTATGGGCGACGGATACGCCGGAGCATTGGTTATCGACGACCCTCTGAAAGCGGACAATTACAAATCAGAGGTCGAACGCCAGAACTGCGTCGATTTCTACATCGACACCCTGAAATCACGCCGAGAGAACTTGGACAAGACCCCGATTATAATTATCATGCAGCGGCTACACAAGGAAGACCTTATCGGATACCTTATGGAACACGAACCGGACGATTGGGACTTTGTAAAATTGCCGGCATTACAGGAAGACGGGACCAGTATATTTCCGGAAAAAATATCGGTGGAATACCTGAACAAAATCAAAGTGGAAAGCCCGTATCTATTCAACGCACAATATCAGCAGGAACCGATTATCCTCGGCGGCGGCGTTTTCCGACACGAGTGGTGGCAATTCTACCACGACACGAACATTGCTTTCCGCCGGATATTTATCACGGCCGACACGGCAATGAAGACGAACGAGTGGAACGACTACACAGCGATTGGCGTTTGGGGCCTCACAATCGAGAACAAATTATATCTATTGGATATGATACACGGCAAATTCGAGGCACCGGAATTGGAAACGGCGTTCTTGGCATTATGGGCCAAATGGCAGAACGGCCTCGGCAATCGACGCATATCGGCCGTCTATATTGAAGACAAGGCCAGCGGCACCGGCTTGATACAATCCCTGCGACGCAAGGGCGGAATGCCGATTATCGCAATCAAACCGGAAAAAGACAAATTGTCGAGGGCAATGGATTGCGTCGGATACATCGCAGCCGGCAACGTCTATCTGCCGGAATCAGAATCGAACAAAATATCGAGAGAGGTATTGGCGGAAACGGACGCATTTTCGGCGGATATGTCGCACAGCCACGACGATATTTGCGATATGCTTTGCTATGGGGTGCAAATGGCATTCGAAAAGCGAGGCCTCTTTTGACATTTCCAAAGAATTGTTTTATAATACCAAAAACAGGACGAACCGAAAGGGATACGAAATGAAAATCAGAAACCTATTCAAGAAAAAACAAATCGAACCAGTCGCAGCAGAACCAGCACCGGAAACCGTCGAGGACAAGGGCGTATCATATACAGAGTTCTTGCGAGCAATCGGCGAAAGATTAAAAATCGCAGCGGTCAATCCGGAAGAAAAGTTCAAGGAACTATTTCCACGCACGATATGCGACATCAAACCAATGGTCCAGACCAAAGGCGGAAAACTGGTCGCACAGGATAGCGACATCACATTTTCACGGACATTCGACAATCAGATTCCACCACAAATGCTGGCGTTCTTGAATCAAACATTTATCGGCTATCAAGCGTGTGCGTTATTGAAACAGAACGCATTTATCGACAAGGCCTGCACGATACCGGCAAAGGACGCCGTGGCCCCTGACTACAAATTATCATACATCAACGACGCCGATAAAAAAGCGGACGAAGAAACGACCGACATCGACGAACTGGCCGACATCAAGGACCAGAGCCACCGTATTTTCAAGATAAACGACATCTGCGTCAAACAAACAATGAACAAGAAAGCATACGGATATTCTTTGGTTATCCCAATGGTGGACGGCGTGGATATGGAAAAGCCCTACAACATCGACGGGGTCAAGAAAGGCAGTTATCACGGAATGGCTGTTGTCGAACCGTTTTGGGTCAGCCCACAACTGGACACAGAATCAGCAGGCGACCCGTCCAGCCCTCATTTCTATGAACCGACTTGGTATATCTTGGCCGGAGGAAAGAAGATACATCGTTCTTGGGTTATCCGAGCGGTCAATTCGGAGGTATCCGACGTCCTAAAACCGACATATTATTTTGGCGGCGTTCCATTGACGCAGCAAATATATGAACGAGTATATGCAGCAGACAAGGTTGCCAACGAGGCACCAATGCTGGCCCTGACGAAAAGATTATTGGTCGTGGACGCCGACATCGAAAACTGGGTGGCGAATCCAGATAACGCAATCGAGGTTATGGAGGCCCTGACACAGTTGAGGGATAATTACGGCGTATATGCGAAGAGAGCCGGCGACCAAGTATCACAAATCGACACGGCCCTTGCTGATTTCGACGCCCTGATAATGACACAGTATCAACTGGTGGCAAGTATCGCCGGAATGCCAGCGACCAAATTATTGAAGACCACACCAAAGGGATTCAACGCAACGGGCGAATTTGAGGACAAGGACTACAAACAGGCCCTCGTCGAAATACAGGAAAACGATTATATCCCAATCATTACACGGCATAACGAATTATACACGAAATCGGTATATGGCCGAGTGATACCTTTGGACGTCAAGTTCAACCCAATCGACACACCGACCGAAAAAGAGGTGGCCGAAATCGCACAAATCAAATCACAAACGGCAGCGAATCACATCAACGCCGGAATCACGACCGCCGACGAAGAACGGGATATTTTGAGGAACGAAGACGGCTCGGCGTATTCAGCCCTGCCGGAAGAAATCCAAGAACCGGACATCGACTTGAACTTTGACGAAGAGGACAAGGAAAATGGCAACGAAAAAGCAAATCCTGAAAAGTGATGTATTCAGATACAGCCCAGCCCTCGAAAGACAATACAGAGTTGAATTGAAAGGGCTGGTCGATAAAATGTTGAAAGACGTCGCCGAGCATATCGTATCAGCATACCGGCAGAACAAGGACGGATTCACATTTGCGACCGACGGGGCGTTCTCGAACATCAACGACGAACTGAAAGACCTCGAAAAAAAGTATCGAGAGATATTCGCACGCCAAGGCGAAATCGCAGCAAAGCGTATGGTTATGCGACAGTTGAAATACAGCCGGTCGTCGTTTTCCAAGATAATGTCAAAGATAATGCCAAAGGACGAGGAAATACCGACCTTGGCCGGCAGCGTTATTCCGAGGGACCTTGAACAAGTTATACAGGCGAGCATAATGGAAAATGTTTCGCTGATAAAATCTATCGAATCGAAATACTTTGAGCAAATCACGGGGAGCGTGGCCCGTTCAATGCAGGCCGGCGGCAGCATAAAACAACTGCGAGAGGAAATACTGCACTACAACGGAATGACACGCCGGAGGGCCGACATCATAGCAAACGACCAGACGAGAAAGGCGTATATGTCAATCAACCTCCGGAATATGAGCAAATCCGGAATCCAGAAAGTCGAGTGGGTCCATTCCGGCGGCGGCTACACGGTCCGTGAATATCATTATCGGAAATGGGACGGGGTGTCGGGAAAAGAAGACGGCCGTCCCAACGGCTTGAACGGATACATATTTGACATCGACAAGCCGCCTGTGATACAATTACAACAAGGAAAGCAACCGGAGGTCCGAGGGTATCCAGCACAACTGCCAAATTGCAAGTGCGTGTTGCGAGCGATAATCGAACTCGACCCCGTTTGACATTTTGATTTGAGTGTGATACATTACAAGGCAAGGACAGGAAAATGGCAAAAGAAATCGACCTGAACGGATTTTGGAAAATCGAAAACAACCCAATCAGCAAAGAGGGGGTGTTTCCGTATCTCGGAAAACAAATCAGCCCCGAATTGGAGCCGGAAAAAATCTATATGGTATATCGGCCAGCGTCGGAATTGACATCAGAAGAAACAATCGAAAGTTTCAACGGCGTGCCATTTATCGACGAACACGAAATGATTGGCGAGGGATTCACGAAATACGACGACCGCCCAGCCGGAGGCGTATTATTCAATGTCAAGGCCGACGGCGGTGTTTTGCGTGGCGATTTCAAGATATATTCCGAAGAATTACAGGAAGAAATCGAGAACGGAAAAAAAGAACTGTCCCTCGGTTATCTCTGCGACTA